GTCAAATTCGGCGCCAATGCAGCCGTCTTAATGGTCAATCCGTCAATCTGTGGCGTGATCTTCGTCTGAAGTGTGTCCTTAGTCGTCTCAATCGGGCCTTCCGCACTGTATCCTACAAAATGATAGCCGCTGAGCGAATCTCGATTCGCCACTATGCGGTTTAACATTTTATATGATCGCTCCTCTGGTGGTTCCATGTCCCTCTCTTCAAAGGCTGACCTGATCTGATATTGGTAGTCCTCAAAGAACTCCTCGTCCCACTGACTCGCACATTCTATCATCTGAACACAAGTGTCCAGAAGGCTCGCACCTTTGTCTCGGGTCCACTGAACTGTCTCATACAGGGTATCCAATTTCATTGCTCCGGTCCACTTTCCTTCCAATGATTTCCTCGGGTGAGCACCCAAGAAAGTTAACTCTTCAAACTTCAGGTAATGATCCTCCAAGGGCTGTCCTTTGTTAGCACTCGTATACTCCTGCCCCAGAGTTCTCATCACTGGCTCAATCACTACTGGTCTCATATCAAACTCGTCGTCTGTCGCCAAGATGTGGTCGTCTCCCAGAACCTTCATTCTACAATGCTTTTCAAACTCCGCCATCGGATAAAGTTCATGGAAAACGTACCGCATATAGGCCTCATTAATCCAATTGTTCAAAATTGTCGTCCAAAAGCAGCCACTCATGTGGTTCGATTTCGTCCAGAATCGCCATTGTCCCACTTGCGCGGGAGTTTCCGTCTCGTGTCTGAACATAAACCAATACTCATTCTCGCTCACTATCGGTCCTATCAATCTTTTGATCAATCGATACGCGAAGTCTCGAAAGATCGGATGTTGTCTCTTGTCAAAGGACTTATAGTCTCCCGCCACAAAGTTATGACCCGCCTCAGTCAAATACTGGTAGATCATCTCCATGTCGTGGGAATACTGATTAAGTCCAATGGCACTCGGGATAGTTCTTGCACTGTTATTGACTGCTGCTAAAAGACATCCGAACACCATTCGAAACGCCACTAGGCAAATCGTATCATTGGCGTAGATCATTCGGACTCGCACTTCATCAATCTTTGACTCGCTCAAAAGCTCGTCCTTCAAATATCCTAGGAAGACATGGTCAATGTCTTTCCCTGTCTTCGTGCTGTTGAAATCCTTCATCTCTTCCACTTTAGCCTCACACAGTTTCCTGAACTCGGGGTCGTACTCCAAATCACCTTTCGCATTGAACCAGAAGAAATCCTGCTT